CTCTCGAAATCGATAGATTGAAGCTCTTCGTCGTTGATGTTCTCTTCAATCGCATCTAGCAACAAACTGATTGAAATTTTAATCATCTTTAGATACTTCCCTATGCGTAAATACCGCCACTTTATTCATCAAGTCATCCTCAGTGTAATCAATCGCAAATGTATCTATTTCTAAGATCGATTTAGGTGGAGTTGAATGAATCATAGGGACACTACGTACCCTATACTCTTTTTCTCCAATTCTAACAAACTGATTGATTTCCAAATCTGAAAAATCAGGATTCTCAACAGTAATAGAAACAAGACGATGCGCTATTTTATAAACATCAATTATCTTATTTTTCATGTTTAACTTATCCATAATTATTATTTTAATAATTATGTTCTTGGTAATCAAAACCTATTTTAGATTTAATACTATCAAATAAATCTAAAATAGATTGTGGAGTGTCTTTCTTAAATGATACAGTAGGTTTATCCTGGTCTGGATAAACTTGGTCAACCCACTCATCAATTTGATTATAAAAAATCAATAACTCTTTACTTTGTGGTATCATCAAATCTAAAACGAAACCTCCTTTACTTTAACTTCATTATAAACTTTCCTAGCCTAATATTCAATCAACAAGACACTATTACTATAGCTTTTTAGC